AGACTAAAGTAAAGAAGTCAGTATCTAAAAAGACGGTTGCTAAGATCCCTGAAAAGAGGGGTAGAGGAAGACCAAAGAAGAATGCCTAAGGTACATAGAGTTACTGATCCAAGATTGTGTGGTGCTGTTACAGTAGATACAGGTCTCAATACCAAAGTTACGGTTGAGAACTTGTTTGCTGCCGTGGTTGGTGGATTAGATAGTCATACTAATCTAGGTGCATTGATATCTTTATCACCACAAACAATCTTGGTTCAAGGTATACCTATGATCATTTCGATAATGGACCAGGGTTCACCAGATCAGTTAGGTCTTATCCAACACGTTACAGGCCTGCCTACACCCGCAGGAGGATCTAATAAAGTCACCGCTTACGGACCTTTAGGTTCTCTTGGCGGTGGCCTTGGTACGTTTCAATCACTACTAGGTGGTCAGTTTGCAATACCTCAGATTGGTGAAATCATGCAAATAGGCAGTCAGGTTATCGGTCAGGTTACCCGAGTTGCTAATCAAGGTGGAGGACAAGGAGTCGTGGCAATGAACAATATGAATCCTGCCACACAAGGAAGTATTTCCTCAGGAACTACCATAACAAGTGCCAATACAGGTCATACTTTTACTTTTTCCAACTATTATTCATCTTGACATCCTGAAAAGTTTACTATATAATGATATGACGATAGCCGAAAGGTATCGTCCTTATATCTCGCTTAATAGGAGAAACACATGACAAACTATAAGTTCAATACGGATAACTGGGGCATTCCTGCCGGCCTCGCAAAGCAACTAATCGGATTTGATACCGTTCTAGATCAAATCCGTGGTGCAGCAGAGGCTATGCCAAAGATTCCGACCTACCCTCCCTATAATATCAAGAAGATTGATGACGAACACTTTGAGATTGAAATGGCTGTTGCTGGATTCGGTAAGGCTAATCTTGATATTGAGTTGAAAGATGATACATTGACGATCACTGGTAATCATGAAGCAGATGACAAAGACTATATCTATCAGGGTATCGCCAATCGTGCTTTTACACGCCAGTTTACACTGGCTGACACTGTAGTTGTTAAAAATGCGGAGTTGGTCAATGGTCTACTTAAAATTGCTCTTGAACGCTACATTCCCGAGGAAAAGAAAGCGAAGAAAATCGACATCTTGGATCCATTCGGTGTTACGGAAGCGACAAAGCAGTTTCTAACGGAGAGTGGTAAAATGTGGGCCGAAAACACAAAGAACATTATGAATACATACTCACCTAAATAATATACTATACCCTGCTAGGCAAGACTTAGCAGATTGGGAGGGCCTTCGGGTCCTCCCATACTCATATGAGGTTACATTATGAAACTCGTGATTGAAAAACCTGTCACCGTAATAACACCCACAATCGGTTCCCCTAAACTAAAAGACGCTATTGAGTCTGTGCAGAAACAGACTTACAAGTGTAATCATTTGCTCGTGGTTGATGGTACTGAAAATGCACACAACGTTTATGCACAGACGAATGCCGAAGAAGAAGGTTTGAAAGTCTGTTATACACCAGAGAACACAGGGAAGACCGGCGGCAACTTCTATGGCCATCGCATCTATGCAGCATATCCACATCTAATCAATTCAGATTACATTCTATTCCTAGACGAAGATAACTGGTTCGAACCAGATCATGTCGAAACACTAATCAAGACCATCGAAGAAAAGAAGTTAGACTTTTCATATTCCCTCCGTAAGGTTTTCGACGCCGATGGCAAATATCTCTTGGACGACAACTGTGAGTCCTTAGGTAAGTGGGAGATTTTTGGTTCTCGTCATTCTAATCATGGTAAGCAATATCTAATCGATACATCATCATTCTGTTTTACAAGAAAGTTTATACAGGAAACCTGTCACCTATGGCATTCAGGTTGGGGTGGAGACCGCCGATATTTCTATGCAGTTAAAGATAATGCCAAATGGGATTGTAACCACAAGCACACACTATGCTATCGTTTAGATGGTAACCAAGGATCGGTTACAAAAGAGTTTTTTGTTGAAGGTAATAAGACACAAGAGAACTATTACGGAGGAAAATATCCATGGCTAAAGACCTGATCATCGGTGTCGTTTCAGATTACAATTGGGATAAGATAAAGTATTGGGCCAACTCCATTGATAAGTCAGGTTTTGCCGGACATAAGGCACTAATCGTTTATAATATGGATGCCGAAACTGTTGCTCGTTTGGAGAAAGAACAGTTTATGATGATTGGTGCGGATTCTTATGATGAAAAGACTGGATTTACATATAAGCATCCTACCGACCACATTATGGTTGATCGTTTCTTCCACATTTATAACTTTCTCAATCTTCTCGGTCAACCAGAAGAAGTCAATCGTGTAATCATTACCGATGTTAGAGATGTTGTGTTTCAGGATAATCCAACGACTTGGCTTGACGAAAACCTAAACAGAGGTCATGAACTTGTCCTTGGTTCCGAAAACCTCAAGTATAAGGATGAACCATGGGGTGCCAATAATATGAGACATTCTTTCGGTCAGTATTTCTATGATGGTATGGCCGATGAAGAAATCTTCTGTGCAGGTGTTATTGCCGGCGCCGGTGATGTAGTCAAAGATTTCTGTCTCAACCTATGGTTGATTTGTCGTGGTGCTGCACCTAAGATTGCGGGTGGTGGAGGCCCAGACCAGGCTGCAATGAATATCATGATCGGCATGGAACATCTTACATATATGGTAAAGAGAACTACCCCCGAAGATGGATGGGTCGTTCATGCTGGTACATCTATGCCTGCTATTGAGGCTGGTTCTGGTGGTATTGGAGAAGCATATAAACAAAACCCAAATATGGACTTGCCATTCATCAAAGATATAGTGTATGATGTTGATAAGTTCATTCGAGCAAATGAAAAGAAACTAACAATCGTCCACCAGTGGGACCGTGTGCCTGAATGGAAGGCACTTGTAGAAGAAAAATACGGAGATTAACATGGCCTTTTCTGATGAAGATTTTATGACTATTGAGGAACTTGGAGATAAATGGCCTTATGATTGGGTCTCTACCAAAGGCCTTGCTCCTTATATAAAGAGATTGGGTGATGATGTAGTTGGTATCGAAGTTGGTACTTGTCGTGCCGAATCTACATCATATCTATTGGAAAAGTGTCCTAACATCATGCGGATCTTTACGATTGATCCTTATAAGTCTTATCAGGATTGGAATGGAGAGATTACACAAGATGTGATTGATAAGTTTATGAAAGCCGCTAAGAAGAATCTGAAACCATACGGTGATCGAGTTCGTATGATCCGTGAACCATCTTTGGAGGCCACCAATAACTTCACCGACACATTGGTCGATTTTGTTTTCATCGACGGCGATCATTCATATGAGGCCACATTGGCCGATTGTGAAGCATATTATCCCTTCTTGAAGAAGGGTGGGTTCTTTTGCGGTCATGACTACGCCAATCTGGATTCTGTCCGTAAGGCCGTTACCGACTTTAGAGAGAAGAACAAGATTACATCACCAATCAACCTATCAACCAATTCTACATTCTTCTGGTACAAGTGATGAAGAAACCACTAAAACTAGGTTTCATATATTCTTTTTCGACGGCCGAGAGTTTCTTTATTGAGGCTCTTGGGCGTCGTTTTGATGTTACAAGAGACGATAAGAATCCAGATTATCTTATCTTCGGTGACCTGAATCCTAACCAGAGTTTTTATACGGACTCACATTATAACTGGAGTCAGTTCACTAATCCTAATATGAAAACGATTGCTTATACTGGTGAGAATGTTAGACCTCCTCTAGATAAAGCCGACTTTGCTATTACATTCGATCATCTAAACTCACCAAGACATTATCGCTTGCCACTATATGTGGTCGATATGTGGGGTGCGTTCTCTATAGAAAAGTTTACCAAAGATTACAATAGTATTGCTGGTAAAGAACATGACTACGAGAAGGATTACGATACACGAGATTTCTGTTCCTTTGTTGTATCCAATCCTAGACAAGAAATGCGAAATCATGCGTTCCGCTTTATCAGTGAATATAAAAGAGTTGATAGTGCTGGCCCACATCTCAACAATGTAGGACAGGTTCTACCAAGAGATAAGTTAAATTACAAGTTGGACTTCCTAAACAAGTATCGTTTCAATATATGCTTTGAGAATGGATCGTTCCCTGGATATGTAACCGAGAAGTTGCTTAACGCACTACAAGTAAAGACGATGCCAATCTATTGGGGATCACCAACAGTTGATCGTGACTTTAATCCTAAGGCCTTTATCAATGCCTCGGATCATGGAGACTTTAATAGATTGGTTAATTACATTCAGCATTTAGACTCCCCCGCTGGCAAACAAGAGTACCTAGATATAATAGAACAACCTGCTTTTAAGAATAATATCCCTAATGAATTTACAGATATGAACAATCTGTGTGATTGGTGGGAAACATTTGTCTATAGGAGTTAATATGAAAAAAGCAATCGTTACAGGAATCACGGGCCAAGACGGTTCATATCTTTCTGAACTACTATTAGAGAAAGGATACGAGGTCTACGGTTTTGTCCGTAGATCATCCACGCCCAACTACAAGAACATTGAAACCATCAGAAATCACAAAAATCTAAGTCTGATCTATTGTGACCTTACCTCTCCTTCGGCAGTCATTGATAACATTCTAGACATTAAACCTGACGAAACATATAATATTGCGGCACAATCCGATGTTAGAGTTTCATTTGATATTCCAGAATATACGATGGAATGTATTGCTATCGGTACAACTGGCATACTAGAAGGTCTCCGTAAGTTACAGAACCAAGGACATAAACCAAAGTTCTATCAGGCATCAACATCTGAGATGTTTGGACTTGTTCAAGAGACACCGCAGAAAGAAACCACACCATTCTATCCTCGTTCACCATATGGTTGTGCTAAACTCGCCGCACACTGGATGTCCGTAAACTATCGTGAGTCCTATGGTATGTTCAACTGTAATGGTATTCTATTCAACCATGAGAGTCCTCGCCGTGGTACCAACTTCGTTACCCGTAAGGTCATTCATGGATTGAAACGAGTGTCAATGGGTAAGCAGCCAATCGTCACCATGGGTAATATTGATTCCCAGCGTGATTGGGGTCATGCCAAAGACTATGTGAAGGTCATGCACATGATGCTACAGCACGATAATCCTGATGATTATGTCGTAGCAACCGGTGAACTACATACTGTTAGAGAGTTTATTGAGATTGCTGGCCGATACTATGGTATGGATATTGTTTGGCGAGGTGAGGGACAGAACGAAGTAGGAATTGATCAAAAGACCGATAAGATTGTCATCAATGTTGATCCATATTTCTATCGTCCTGCCGAGGTTCAATTGTTACTAGGTGATTCCTCAAAGGCAAGAAACAATCTAGGTTGGATTCCAGAATATAACTTTACCAATCTAGTGGAAGATATGTGTTACCATGAAAAGGGTGAATAATGAAAATACTATTTGTCGTCCATAGATATGCTCCGTATCCAGGTGGTAGCGAAACAAATGTTCAAAACATGGCCGAGGAATTGGTCAGGCGAAAGCATGAGGTTACCGTCTTAACTCATGAGCATAAGGGCGACCTTAATGGTGTATCAGTCTCTAGCGATTACAACACCCTTCTCAATCAAAAGTGGAATCTGATCATCGTCCATGGTGGTGATGTAATTTCACAGAACATCATCCATATCAATGCCGACAAACTACAATCTCCTGTCCTATATCTAATCATTAAACCAAGTGAAAGTCCAAACTGTCTCAATGGTCTAAAGTATCATCGTTTTCTTGGTTATGGTACTTCTATGGATATTGAACTTCTTGACAAATTTGGTGTATTGGATAAGGGCCGCCGTGTTCGTTACGGTATTATTCCTCACAAATATTATAGAGCAAACCTAACTGACAAAACAATCTTTATGTCGGCTGGAGGTTTCTATCCTCATAAGGCAATGGGACCTCTTGCCGCTGCATTTACCCAGGCTAACATTCCTAATGCCCAACTACATCTATATGGATATGGTGAGGAACATTTGATGCCTGCCGATACTCATAATGTGAAATGTTTTTTTGGTAGAGATAAGACAGATGTTCTCCTTGCTATGTCCGGTGCCGATGCATACATTATGAATTCCTATGAAGAAGGTTTCGGTATTGTCCTTTTGGAGGCCATGATGAACAAGACCCCTTGGTATGCAAGAGATATTGCCGGAGCGAAAGATATGTGCTATTATGGCACTACTTACAATGATGAACAGGAACTGATGGAACTTCTCCGTAACCATAAGAGGGACGATAAGAAGATTGATGATGCCTATAACTATGTTATGGCTAATCATACCGTCCAGGATAGTTGTAACGACATTGAGGATATTTTATTGGAGACGTTAAGATGAAAGTAGCAGTTATTGGTGCCGGCGGGCACGTTGGGTTTCCATTTGCTTGTGTGATTGCCAATGCAGGTCATACAGTTTATGGTATTGATATTAACCAGACTGCGGTTGATGCTCTAAATCAGGGTATTGTTCCTTATGTAGAAGAAGGTGCGGAGGGCATCCTCCATGATAACCTAAGTAAGGAACGACTTTTATTCACAACCGATTTTGACTTTATTAAAGATGCTGATGTTGTCGCCATTATGATCGGTACACCCGTAGATGGAGAAGGCAATGCAAGGCTTGATGATCTTTTTAATTTTCTTGACGTTAATCTTATTCCTCGTATGAAGAATGGACAGTTGATTGTTCTTAGATCAACTGTATCGCCTGGTACGACCGAGGTTCTTCGCAAGCATATCAACAATACCAAACAGTGGCAAGAAGGGATTGACTATCATTTAGTATTCTGCCCCGAAAGAGTTGTGCAGGGCAAATCCATTATTGAAACTACCAAACTACCACAGATTGTTGGTGCTTTTGGTGAACATTCCTATAGTGCTGCTTATAATTTTTTCAGTACCTTTATTACTAACGAAATCTTTCCGCTGTCTCCTAAGGAGGCAGAACTCGGTAAGTTGATGACTAATATGTATCGCTATGTTACATTTGCCTTTGCTAATGAAATGTGGATGATCGGTGAAAAGCATGGAGTGAACATTGACAGGGTTATTGACGCATGTAACTATGATTATCCAAGAATGGACGTACCTCATCCAGGACCTAATGTTGGAGGTCCTTGCTTGTTCAAGGACGGCCGCTTCCTGCTTTCTGACATTCCCTTTGGCGATCTTATTAACACCAGTTTTCTTATTAATGAAGGTATGCCTGATTATGTCTTTAATCGCATTAAGGATATCAACCCTCAAATCAGTAAAGTTCTTATACTAGGTGCCACCTTCAAGAAAGATTGTGACGACACAAGAAACAGCCTTTCATTCAAGATGAAGAAAGTTTGTAAGAAGCACGGTGTCGAATCGTGGATTGCCGATCCTTTTGTTATTGTGGATGATGTAATGCCAGCAACTACAGAATATGATGCTGTTATTGTAATGACACCACACACGGATACGGATATATCTTGGCCTCTTGAGCAGTTTAGAAACGATTGTATCATTGCTGATATCTGGAAGATGTATCCAGAAAGCAGACTAGATAATACAGGTATCTATTTAAAAGGTGGAGTTTAATATGAAAGTTCTCGTGTGCGGATCTGAAGGATCCTTGATGCAGGCAGTCATTCCAAAGTTGACCGCAAAACATGCGGTCTACGGTGCCGACAATCTATGTCGTTATGGTGAGCGTCTTGGTATTGCTGGTGACGGTTATGAGTTCCGTAAAATTGACCTATGTGATGGTCTTTCTGTTGATGCCCTTGTTGCTTCAATCAAACCAGACCTAATCATCCAGGCGGCGGCCCGTATCTATGGTGTTGGTGGATTCAATAAGTATTGTGCCGACATTCTCGGTGAGGATCTAGCATTACATAATAATGTCCTCAAGGCGGCAGTTAAGTATCATGTTCCTAAGGTTGTATATACATCGTCATCCATGGTATATGAGAATTGCCAGGGTATCGTTAAGGAAGATGATGTTGATACAATGATTACTCCATATACCGAATATGGTCTATCCAAGTTTGTTGGTGAGCGCATGTCGGTGGCCTTTGAGAAGCAGTATGGTGTGGCATATACAATCTGGCGTCCATTCAATGTTCTTACTCCATATGAACGGGCTGAGCATGACCAGGGTGTTTCCCATGTGTTTGCTGACTTTATGAAAGAAATCGTGGTCAATAGAAATTGCCATCTTCCTATGCTTGGTGACGGAC